AATCGTTGACGAAGTGTGTCGTGCATCAGTCATCCGAATCGGCGTTGAAGAGGCAACAATGGAAATTGTCAACATTGACAAACCAGAAGAAAAAATCATCATCACCTCTCCAATGTCCTCTGCGGCATTGAAGGGCTGTCACGAAGTCCAAAACCTTGGTGCTGTGCAGACCTATTTACGCCGTTATCTGTGGGTGGCGGCTCTTGAGATTGTCGAGCACGATGCCCTGGATTCATCGGAAGGCGCAGAACAAAAGGCAGACCCAAGTGTCATGGCAGATCATATGCTAGTGATGATGGAGTCCAAAACAATGGAGGAATTGAAGAATGGCTACATTGTTGCTTACGCTGCTTGCAATGGCGATAAGGCATGGCAAAAGAAGGTGATGGATGCCAAGGAAAAGCGTAAAGGTGAGTTGAAATGAGCAAGATAGATGATTGGCTAAAGCCTGGTGCAATAGTTCCTGTTAATGTAGAAACAACAAAAGAACTTGTAGACGCTTTGCGTGAGGCAATGAAGCCAAAGGTTATTTATCACGGCGGCCCAGCATTTCCAACGCATCTAAATCTGACTAGAGGCATGACATTGCGTGATTACTTTGCTGCCAAGGCGCTGCCATGCGCATTGAAGCAATTGATGCATGACTATACGCTTGATGACCCAAAATGGTCATGGGATGATGACATTGACAATGATCTTCTGGCTGACAGTGCGTATAAGATAGCAGACGCTATGTTGAAAGCGAGCGAAGCATGAGTGAAGAAATTGTACAAGGCACAGATGAGTGGAAGATGCTCAGGCTTGGCAAGGTAACCGCTAGTCGAGTCAAGGACATTGTTGCCACCACAAAGACAGGCTATTCAACAAGCCGAGACAAGTACATGACGCAGCTATTGCTTGAGCGTCTGACTGGCACTGTCGCAGAATCATACTCAGATGCCGCCATGCAGTGGGGTACAGAGCAAGAGCCGTTCGCCAGAGCTGCTTATGAGGCCGCCAAGAGCGTTATGGTCGATCAGGTGGCATTCGTCAACCATCCAACTATTGAGCAGGCTGGCGCTTCTCCTGATGGGCTTGTCAATGACGATGGTTTGGTAGAGTTGAAGTGCCCTATGAGCCACACACATTTGGAAAGCCTTTTGGGTGGTCTTGATGACCAATACAAGGTTCAAGTACAGTGGCAAATGGCGTGTACGGGTCGCAAGTGGACAGATTTGTGTTCATTTGACCCAAGGTTTCCCGCAGAATTGCAGTTGGTCATCAAGCGTTTTGAGCGTGACGATGCCTACATTGCAACGCTGGAGAAAGAGGTTGTCAAGTTCCTTGCCGAGCTGGATGACAAGATTGATAAAGTAAAGAAAATAGGAGTTTAATATGGAACAACAACAAGGCAATCCACGAGACAATAGTGGCTATCTTTTTAAGAACGATAGAAAAGAAACAGGTAACCATCCTGATTATCGCGGAAACATCAAGGTTGATGGGCAAGAATACTGGATTTCTGCTTGGATAAAAGAAGGCAAAAATGGCAAATTTATGGGTTTGGCAGTCAATCCAAGAGAACCAATGCCATCAAAGGCTTCTAACAGCGTTGCCAATATGGACGACGATGTGCCCTTCTAAAGTGTGAATAATGGGCGAACGGACGGATGCAGGCTTGAATTGATTGGACTCCTTGATAGCCTGTGCAGACTTAGTAGCCCACCTTTTTTAACAGGAGTGAATTATGAGTTTAGACAAAGCATGGTTTGGTGGAGCAGTAGAGAAATTCTTTGGCTCACCAGCCTTCAAATTACACCGCAAAGACTCGCCAGCCACATCGGTTCAGGCAGCAGAGAAGGTGGACACCACAAGCCTAGAAAAGATGGTCTATGAGGCTATTAAGAGCTTTGGTGAGCATGGTTGCATCAGTGACCAGATTCTTGAGATGTTCCCACAGATGCCCTATTCCTCAATTACAGCCCGTTACAAGGCTTTGTTGAGCAAAGGGTACATTGAGATCACGGGCACACGGGTTGGCAGGTCTGGTCGCCAACAGAGGGTGATGGTGGCAAGATGACAACAACGCAATTTGCTATTCTGATGGGGACTATTTGGATTGCCCCACACGCAAACAAATGGTATGCCATGCCACTTGGGTTGATTTTCCTTGTAATTGGCGCTTTTAGGGACTTTTCAGTATGAAGACAGTTCTTGCCAAAGGCGCACCTTGGTACGATATTCCCAAGCCAAAGGAAGAGGCGGTCAAGAAGAAACGCGCCAAACCACCTCAGATTGACGAGAACTTCAAGAAATGGCTAATCAAGGAAGGATATGTAAATGACAGACGAGGATGATGAATTTGCCCGTATTGAGAGAGAAGCCTCAATGGGGTGGCGTAAGCAACACATCGAGCAACGCAAGGAGCTAGACCCGTACCGCAATCAGGTGCTGGAAGAGGTGGCAGAGCAATTCGACAAGATGCCAGCCTTGGGTGACACAGCGGCTAGTTTTGCCTGTTTTGTAAGGAATATGAAACGATGAATGATAAAGAACTGTTAGAACTGGCTGCTAAAGCGTCTGATTATGGACTTACATACAAGCGTCAAATATCAAATGAAACACACGAATGGGTTTCTGATGATGGTTTGTTTTGGCAATGGAATCCGCTTATTGATGACGGTCAGGCGCTGCGTCTGGCTGTGAAATGTCGAATAGATGTTGAAGTGTTTAACGATACAACGCTGTCATGGGTGATGATTGGGTGTGGTTATTTTGAGATCGAAGAAAAACACAACGATGACCAATACGCAGCAACACGCCGAGCAATTGTTAGAGCAGCGGCAGAAATTGGAAAGGCTATTCCATGACAAACATCTTTATCCTGTCCACAATCCTCATTCTGGGCGCAATCGTAGCCGTTTGCGTCACCCTGTTTGTCCTAGCCCTAAAAGCTATTGACTAAGGACTGCGTAAGCATCGTTCGTATGTTTCACTCTATCGTCTAAACCGATGGTGCCACCATTGATTTTCTTGGTTAGAGCAAGCCAATCTGCTCTTTCCGCAATTTCATTGCATCCATGCGTATCCCAAAACCATCCTGCACTTAGGATGGCATATTTTGGTGTGGCAACCAAATGAGGCTCTTTTACAAAGTCAACTCCGAGCGCCTTGCTTGCGTGGAAATAGTTGCTATATCCAGTCAATTGGATTGCACCTCTGCCAAAAAAACGGCCACCGTCACCAGATGCTTCATCACGGTTTCCCATACGGTTGGCGTAAACCTTGTTTGCCAATGCTTTACCGTTACGAGCATAAGGTTGTGCTGATTCAAGCGTTGGAAAGCGTTTTGGCCATATTTTCATTAGGCGTTCTGCCGAATAGCTCAACCCCTCTTCTAGCCTTGTATAGTTTGCGCTTTCATGTGATGTTTGACCTATGAAAGCTGCTTTTTGGCGTATTGTGGAGATGTTAAATCGCTCAAAAGTCTCATTTAGTGGGTCAAGAAACTTTAGATCAATGTGTAGCTTTTTGCATTGTTCAGGAGTCATTTTCATCCTCGGTGATGTGTAAACATTGAGTCTTCAGCCTTTTTCCTGGCTTCAACAGCTAGATCAAAATCTTTAAATCTACCAAGTTCAAAAGTTTTACCCTGCTTTGTTATTCTTGCTTTCCAAGCCTTTGAGTAAGAGCAGTAACTAATACCTTTTGCGCCACTTTTATTTGTGGTTCTAAGTTTTGTATTTTGCTGATTTTCTGAACTTGTTGCTAGCCTTAAATTGCAAATACGATTGTCATCTGGATTTCTGTTGATATGGTCAAGCAGTAATTTTGGATGTTCTCCATAAACATATAGCCATGCCAAGCGATGTGCCATGTATAGCTTGCCATCAACCATTATTTGCCTATGTCCTTTTGTTGCTATGTGTCCAGCAATATCTCGTTTTGGCCCAAGTTTTTTGTATCTTATAAATAGGCCAGTTTCCTCATCGTAAGAAAACAACTCTTTCAAACGCGCTTGCGTTAAAATTTCTTTAGCCATAGATGCTCCTTCATCGGTTGGTTAGAAAGGTCAAGTAGCTCGTAACTGCTTGGCCTTTCGCTATTTTATAGAGTTTATTTGCTCACGGACGGCTGTGTAGGCTGCGATACAGGCGTTGAGTTCGTTGATTGCCCTGTCGCCTTCTGCGGCGAGTTGAGCAATAAGTCTGAGAGTCTCTCGCTCAGATTCGCTTGTTTCGGCGTTATTCCCGCTGGCAGTGGCGGCACTTGTGGCGGCTTGTACGCAACTTGAGGCGGGGAGGCGCACCCTGCCAGCACTGATAGCGCGATCAAGAGCAGACTGTTTTTGACTAATGGCATTGTTGGCCTCCAAAAGTTGTGAAGATGTGTTGTTTAAGTCCTGCGCCAGCTTTTGCTCTTTGGCGCGGGATTGCTCATTCAGACGGGCAATCTCTGCCTGCATCTCAGCATCCCTCTCTTTGTAACCAGAGTGAACGCCATATTTGTATGTCCCAAGGACAACGCAAATAGCACCAATAATCATCCAAGGATTTATCATTTCTGCTCTGCCCTTGCTAATGCCATTTCCTCACGCTCATGCTCAGGCTCCAAATGGTTGGGCGGCGTGGTAGGTGGTGGCGGTGGAGTCCAAGTCTCATCTAGTTCAGGGTTGACCCATACAGGCAATGCACCTGATGGGTCACTTGGCTTTGGGGGCGTGGTGTCTCCCTTTGGCGCTTCAGGTGGTGTGCCTAAATTGTTGGCAACAGCCCCGACAGAACGCTTAGTCATCACTCCACCAATACCGCCCACAATCAGCAAAACAATGTCGTTCAGCATCTTGAGATAGCCTTGGTCAATAGGAGCCATAGACTTGATGGGTTGGGTCACGAAGGTCACGCTGTAAAGCATGAAAAACACGATTCCAGCCAAAATAACAGTCACGATGCCGACCACAAAGGCCCACACCCTGATCTCAATTTCCGCTGGCGTTAGAGGCTGTTGGTTGGGGTTGTTCTGCAATTTTCTTCTCCAAAACAGGTGCTACAAGGTATTCGGGGCAAGTTTGGGTAAACAAGCACCGTGGTTTCTGACACTCAGGTAAGTTGAACTTGTCTGGGTTTTGGCAGGTATAGCGGTATCTGTCCTCGCACCCCACTAGAGCCATCAGAATCAGTATTGTTGCTAGGTTTTTCACGCTTCCCCTCTTTCAGTTGATCTTCAAGTTTCTGTCTCAGTTGCTCATTCTTACGCCTGTCTGACTTAATCTGCTCTGCAATAATTCTGTTCTCAAGATAGATAAAGGCAACGGCTGGAAGAGCGATAAAGCTGACGGTGGCGAATAAGACCATGCCCCAAAAGTAGATTTTTGCATCGTACTCTGCGATATTAGCCATATAAACACCCAGAAAATGACAATCAGCCCAAGCGTAACCCAATGCGGAACACAGCGGTTAACCCTGTCATTCTCCGTCTTAATCTTGTCAATACGCTTTTGCTTCTCGTTCTTCCTGTCCCTTTCCCTTGCCTTCTTCTGTTCATCAAGAATCCGTGAATACATCGCTTTATAGCGGCTATACAACGGCCCAAGTTGGGGTGGTGCATCCACCATCATCTCTCTTAACTCTGTCCCACATTTGACCAGCTTTGTCTCAATAGAGATAAGCTCCAGTGCGCCAATGTTATTGTCTCCATATGACGAACTAAAGACTTTGCGCTCTAGGTCTTCTTTGTAAGCAACGAGGTAAGCCTGTGCTTTAAAGAAGTTACCAACGTGCTTAATGAACTGGTCAACAATCGCATCTTCGTCAGGAATATAGTCAACATATTCTTCCTTTTTAGCCTTTTCTGGCTTTGTTTCTACTGGCTTGATAGGCTCATCTGGTGAGCCACCAAACAACCCTTTTAGCCAACCAAAGAACCCAGAAACATCTTTGACGATAGCCTTGGCATCTTCTACGCCCTTCTTGATTCGCTGAATCTCTGCCTTGCCCTCTGACAGCATCTCACAGCAAGAGCGTATGCCCTTGAGTGCGCTTGACAGCATGAGCATGGCAGAAATGGGGTCAATAGGTCACTCCATTGGCACTTCTGCCGCTGTTGCACCACGAGCCGCACCAGTTGCAAAGTCATTTGCAGCGTCAGCAACCCACTGAATGCCATATTTCTTGCCAACATCAATGGCATCACGAATCTTCTCAGGGTCGAGAGCATTGATTTTTGGTTGCACAGCCTGAAAGACTTTTACGGCATCAGCAGGATTCAAAAGCAGGTTTTTCAGCTTTTCCTCTGTCTGTTGAGAGGCTTGTTTTGCCCAATACTTGCTAATCAGCGATGTAATGGCATAAACAGGGCCAGAAACAGGGTTGTAGATGCGGCTGATAATCTGCTCAGGAGGAATGCCAGTCAACATTTCTACGGGCGTTTTAGGCACAGTCTCGCCACGGAAAGGCACTTGTGTAATGTCTTTCAGCAGTCGATCAGAGGCAGTAGCAAAATCAGCTACTTTCTGAGCATAAGTAGGGCCAAACACCCTGTTAAACACAGCCGCCTTGTTTCTGTCTCCCAACATCGCCAATGGGTCGCCACTGTTCACAATGTCATCCAACATAAACGAGCGAACTGCATTCACAGCGTCTTTGTTTTGGCCGTAACCAGAATTTGACATGAATTTGGTCGTAAATTTCAGGTCGCCATACATCTTGGAGACAAGCTCTTGTGGCGTTGAGAAACCCTCTTTGCCAAGGATTTGCTCACCAGCAACACGCTGAAAATCAGCATTCAATCGAGCTTTTTGGTTCAACAAGTCCTGAACATTATTGACAGATCCACGCAGTTGGTCTTCCAAGCCAGGCACGATGCTTACACCACCACGGTTCTTGGCAAGCCATTTATTAGCCGCTTTGGGGTCAATAACATCGTTCTTGAGCGCAGCCTTTGTAAAGCTATCCAAGTAAACATCACGGACAATGTTTTCACCATCTTTGCCAGTCACACGGATAAATTCATCCACATTTGACTTGTTGCCAATAATGGCAGGGACAATTTGCTCAACAAACTTCTTGCGGTCTACCGATTTCAGCGTTTCAGCCGAGAAAGGTAATCCAACGTTTTGTAGATAAGCATTGTCGGCGTTACGATAAGCCGCCACAAAATCTGGGTCAAGCGAATCAATATGGCCGCCCACACGAGTTTTTAGTTCTGTCAACAAGCGAATGTCGGCAGGGTCGTTTGCTTTACGCAGTTGAGCATTGATTTCACGCTTCAAAGAGTCCAAGTCTTCCACAGTCGCAGCGCTGAACTTAACGCCGCCAGGTGTCATTGGCGCACCAGTCTCAGTCAGGATTGGGCTAGGCTCAGTTGTTTCGGGGCGGAATTTGGCACGAACTCTGTTGTATATGGATGGGAATGATTGGAAAATATTAGATGCTTGTTCACCAGCCACGAAGTTGTAAATGTCATCCACCGATGAGGCAGGCAACTCAACATTCTTCTGCTTGGCAACATCAAAGGCCTCTTTGTAAAGTGGCTGAACAGTAGCACGAGCCGCTTTTTCCTTTTGCTGAACCAAGGCATCAATGCGCTGACCAACAGAATTGGGGTCGATTGAGTAGTCGCGTGAGGCTGATTGCAATTGCTCATCAAGGCTTTGCACTCTACGAGTCTGCAATTTACCCAAATCAGTTGGCTGTAAGTTAACAGTAACCTTTGATGGGTCACCAAACAAGCGAATCTGGTTGGCAACCAATGCGCGTTTTGCTGTCTCAAACTGGTCGCCATACTGCGCTCTGAACACAGGGTCTTTGGACGACAAGCTCTGAATGAAGTTGTTGATAACAGGATTGTCAGCCAATAAAGCACTCAAAGGCATTTGCATCTCTTGACCGCCAGGGGCTTTCAAAGACACGCCTTTTTGCGCCTTGGCAGCCTCATCCAACACTTTCATAAAGTTGGGGTCAGCAGCGCCAGCCGCAATAAAGATGTTGCTGATGCGGTTATCTACATCCTTCATCAACTCATCTTGAGGCACAGTGCCACGAATCTTGTCCCACTGACCTCTAGCAATGTCCATTCCTTTGCCTGCCAATGGGAGGGCTTTTAATGCTGTTCCAGCACCATAGGCAGACAAGCCACCACCCAAAAGACCGCCAATGATAGAACCAGTAGCACCAGTTTCACCAGTAATCTTGCGTTGCGTCTCTTCACCTGCAATAGCACCAGCTTGGCCACCAGCGCCAACAATAGCCTGTTCAGCAGGACGCATCAAAGCCTGAGCTGGAACGCCCATTCTGCGAAAAGCAGCCAAAGGAGGGAAAAGATAAGATTCTGGTGATGTAACAGCTTCTAAGCCGCCAGCAATGATTCGCTCTGTGCCTGTTCGTGGCATAGCACCAGTGGAGCCAAGAGCCTGCATTAGAGGCTGCTCAACAGCGGCACGACCAGTTCTAAATGATTCTGTAACTGTTGGCTCAGGAGTAGGAGCTTGACCACCAGCGGCTCTCATTCCAAGGCTCAATGGGTCAATGCCCATGCGCCGCAAGTAGTCAAAAGCCACGTTAGCAGCGCCAGAAACAGCGCCAACCGTTCCACCAAGACCACGGCGTAACGCCTCTGCCTTGTAGTCACCAGCAGGGGCGGGAGGCTCTTCTGTTTCGGTCACATACCCTGCAAATGGGTTTGTTGAGTCTGCGCCTCTTTGAACGTATTGGGCAAAAGGATTGTCGGCCATTATTTTCCTCCAAGAACGCTTTGTGCTGCACCAGCTCCAAAGATAGCATCAAACTGCGCTTGTGTGCCTTTTCCTGCCTTCAAAGCATCAATTGCCGCAGGAGGAATATTGGCAAAACTTGGCTTAATAGCGCCACCACGCAATTCAGGGAAGTCTAGCGCACTCTCGATTTGAGGCTGTGTTCCAAGGCGACTTTCCACAGCAATGCGCTTTTGAACATTGATTTCATCATTTGCTTTCCTCTTGGCAACATTCTGCAAAGCCTGAAGTGTCTTTTCAATGTTTTTCTGAGCTTCAAGCGTAGGGGTTCCAGTGAACAATGTTGACGTTGTGTCAATCAATCGTCCATAGATAGATGGGTCGCCACCAGCAGCCTGAATCTCTTTGTTAGAAATGTCTCCACTACCTCCAATCGCACGAGCCAACTGAAGTCGAGCAGCATTAAATGCGGCAGGATTATTGCCCTTAACAGACAATTCAAGTTGGTTCAAGGCTTGGTCTGTTGCGTTAATTACATCAACTTGTGGCTTGATGGTTTGACGAACAGCATTTCTAAAGTCAGGCACTGCCTTAACATCTTTGGGGCTAAGAACACCAGCTAAACCTTCGGCAATCTCAGCGCCAATGCTTTTGCCAGATGTCGTTTTCTTGGTAATTAAGTCGTCAAACTGCTTAACTCGTGGGTCATTTTCACCAAACTGAGCTACCAATTCTGCGCGATCATCCTGTAATTTTGCCAACTCTGAACGGCTAGTAGGACGCTCACGCAAGTTGCGAACAATCTGGCTTTCTTGCACGGCTCTTTGCATTTTTGCGGCCTCTACTTGACGTGCAGCATTGACCAACGAAGCGGCTCCTTGTGGGTCAATTTGTTGGAGTTTTCTAGCTCCAGCAATAATTGACTGAGGGTCTGTCTGGTCAATCTCACGCATAACAGCGTTACGAGCGCTGATTAACTGCAATTGAGGGTCTTCAACACCCATCATGCTCTGCAAGCCACGACCAAGCTGTGAACCGCCATAAATCAGGCTTGTACGAGCCGATGCAAATGGATCCATCTGTCCAAGTTCAGCAGCACGAGCCAAGTCCTGTCTGCTTTGTTGGAGCTGATACGCCTCTGGGGTCATGCCAAACAACCCACCTACGATTGATTCTGTTGCCATGATTAAACCCCTTAAACAATATCAAAATTGATGGATGTGGGAACGGTTCCCATTCCACCATATCCATACACATTTTCAGCACCATACTGACGATTTGCAACTTGTGCATTCATATATGGATTGCTATAAGCATAAGGGTTAAAGTATGGATTTGCTCCAGCACCCTGCAAAACATTGGCAAGCGGGTTAAAGGCGTTTCCAGCCTGTGCTGTCTTAGCGGCACTCAAACCACCGTACAGCAAAGATTGACCAGCCTGAGCACCAGCCGTGGCGCTACGACCACCCAATTGTGCGCCAATATCCAAAGGTCTTTGACCAAGCTCTTCAATTGTCTGACCCAATCCCAAAGAGGTCTGGAATGGAGCCAAAGCACCAGTTTGACCAGCTTGATAGCTTCCCAACAGATTTGCACCAGTGCCAAACAAGCCTGCACCAAAGGCAAGCTGACGCTGACCCTCTTGTTGTGCCTGAGCAGCCAAAGCCGCATCTTGTTGAGCCAAAGCGTTGTAATAGGCTTCTAGTTCAGGAGTTGTAGCACCCAAACCAGCCGCACCACTTGGACGCTCACCAGTAGCGCCAACAGACAAGCCACCACGACCTGTTTGGAACAGTTGGTTTTGCAGTTGAGATAGCTGACGCTCACGGGTAGGAGCCAACAAGTTTTGTTGACGTGCCATGTAGTCTGCGGCAACTTGCTCAGGAGTTTGAGCCAGATACTGTGAACCCAAGCCAAACAAACCAGTGGCAGCACCAGTCAAAGGCTCAAATTGCGCTTGTGCAGCTTCTGCTTGAGTCAAGCCACGACCAGCCAATCCCATCAGTCTATCCTGATATGCCTTCATCTCAGGAGAAACAGTGTATTCAGCACTAGAGAGATAGCCCTCTGGCGTGAAACCAAACTGTGATGTGCCAAAGCGCGTGGTTACGCCAACAGGTCTGAACTTGGCCTGTTCAGCGGCAATGCGAGCAGACTCTAATTGCGCGTTGGCAGATGTTCTGGCCGCATCTTTAGCGGACTGACCTTGAAGATAGCCGCCAACCAAATTTGCGCCCACTACCGCTGTTACTGGATCACCCATTCTCTTCTCCCTTATGCCTGTGAAGCATAAATAAAGGCTTTATTGCCATTGTTTAACATCATCTGTCCCTTTACAACCCATCCAAAAGACTCGGCAAACTTGATTAGTTTCTGGTTTGTTTCATCAACAACTGCCAACAACGGCATATCAACCAAATCCTCTAACTTTGCCAAATCCAATCTGTATCTCTTCTTCACTTCAGCCGACCACTTAAAAACATCTGTGTGAAACCATAGAAAGTTATCAAACAGCTCTAGGTACATCACATAATCTTTTCTGATAACAACAGGTGTTTTCAATACTTACCTTCAACAAACACATTTACAAACACAGTCCCATCCTCCAATGCCTCAATCTCGTGCCACTCTGATGCCACAAGGTTCACGGGCTGCGTGTCTTTTGTCATTACCAACTCACGCCCTTCTTTGCGAATGATGCAGCTACCTGCATGGCACATGGTCAAGTGTGAGTAAGAATGCTCATGTTTAGGCAATCCATCGCCTTTACGTGCATGGAATACGCGCAATGTAACTCCATCGGAAGTTACTTCGTGGCGATGTGGGATAGCAACAATCACAGTGTTTGAGCGCCTTGAGTTGCAGGTTGTTGCGTTTCATCTTGGTAAACAGCAGTCTCTTGACCCATCTCGCCCTCAAAATTGCCAGCAATAATTTGCTCGTATACCCATTTGCCTGTAACGGCGAAATCATCAGCTCTTGCACAATAGTTGCACCACTCAAATGGGAAGCCTTCTTGAGCAGACAGCTCTACCTCAGCAAAATAAACGTTGTTTTCAATTCCGCACTTTCTGACGTTTCTTATCCCACGAAGCGTGATTCCTTTAAATGTAATAGACATTTTTTATCCTTCAAGCTACTCGTTGTGCCAAAATTCCGTATGTTACGTTGTCGCAAACGCTATATGATCCCCCACGATTACGCCACGTTCCAGCTAGATTTGCATAACCAGAAACAGAAGCTGTTCCCGATGGGGCGTAAGAAACCCTTACGTAGTCGTTTGTGGTCCGATACTTTATATAAGGAACACTTGAGTTCACATCAATTCTTCCTGGTAATGAAGCGTTTCCATTGTTTGCCCACACAAAAGAACCAATCGGAAGAGAAGATGCTTGTGAATCTGTGCCAGTATATTGACCCTCAAGAGAGCCATCAGCGCAGTTAACTCCGTTTGCTGTAAGTGTTGCCATGATCTACTCCTTATGGTGTGCCGCCAGCAGTAATATTGCTGATTGTTGTAAATACGCCTGCTGATGTCATTGAGGCAATGGTTGTGCTTCCGTACTTAAATATAAGTTTACCGCCAGATTCTTCAACCGTGAAGTTTGTTGTTATTACTTTGGATGAATTTGTTGCATTTGTAACGGCAGTTGAGCCAATCTGACTAACAATATCTGAAGCAGAAGCTGCCGCAAAAGCGCTTGTTCCAGCGCCCTTAATCAATGCACCAGAAGTAATAGAAGTTGCACCAGTTCCACCATTTGCAACGGGAAGAGTGCCAGTGACACCAGTTGTCAAAGGAAGTCCAGTGCAGCTAGTCAATGTGCCTGATGATGGAGTACCAAGTGCAGGCGTAACCAATGTAGGACTGTTTAGAGTCGTGCTTGTCAAAGTTGCGCCAGAAGAATCTGCTTTAGTCGCAACAGCCGTGGCAATGTTATTGAACTCAGTGTCAATCTCAGTGCCCTTAACAATCTTTAGTGGGTCGCCAGAAGATAGATTATCTTTCGTAGCGAAATTGGTGCTCTTGGTGTAATTGCTCACTTCTTACTCCTTAACTTATTTTGCCACTCTTGGCTTGAATTTCAATCTTTTGGATAGACAATGCAGTTCCATTGATGTTTGTCTCATAGCCTGTCTGCACAACCTTACCAGCTCCACTTGCACTTGCCGTCAAAGTCTGCAAAGCAACGCCATCAGAATAATATGCAATTACAGTGGCATTTGCTCCATACTCAGAAATACCATACTCTGAAACACCCTGAACTGGAATATATGTGTTTGTTGACAAATAATTTGTGGAGAAATCAAACCCCCACTTCATCGTTACATATTGACCAGTTCCGCCAATCACAACAACAGAAAGACGCTTCAGAATTGAAGTTACGCTCTGATCGCCCAAATCAGCATGGTTGGTGTAATACTGGAAGCGATACGAAGATGTGTCATCTTGGTATGTGCCATATTTACCAATATAGCCATTCTTGCCAATCAGTAGGTCGCCATTTCTACGGGAAAGCAGTGCTGTTGGCTCAATAGAGTCCCAGTTTGTCACACGCAAAGAACCATCTTGCAATTGAGTCCTTGTATCAAAGCAGTAAACCTCTTCAACAGATGGCAGTGTCAACAGATAGAAAGCCTCTTTCTCAGAGTAAACAGACTTAATATTTGACAGCGTTTCGCCTGCAACAATCTGCATCAAGTCGCTACGCACATTCTTTGACAAGTCACCCAATGGAGCAGACTTCTCAATAATGGTACGAGCAAACGAACGCACACCAGAGTTGGACAAGAAAAGAATATCTTTGCCAGTAGACTGAATCGAATCCCTTGCCAAGCAACCAATTCCACCAACAGTGTCATTCAAAGACATGGTTGATGGCGTAGTAGCGTTGGCATAAACAAGAATCTGACGCTTACCAAAGATAATCAAGAAACCATTGTGAGCTGCCAAACCAGTGATCTCATCAGCTCCGTTAGGCCAAACTCTGTCAACATTTAATGTTCCAGCAGTACCAGTTGACCAAACATGACCAGCAAGCAGATCAGAGAAGTAAACGGTAGTCTTGTTTGTGCTTGAATTCGCCGCCCACAAGCGACCAAAAGCAGAAATAACAATGTCACCAGACGGGACAGTACCAAGATAACCAGTCTTCTCAGAGACACGGCGATACGTAGTAGTGCTTACAGCAGGGTCGTAGATCAGTGGGTCGTGACCTGACTGGAAGAAGTATGTAATTCCATTCAAAGATGCACAAGACCAATTGCTTGCGGAGATGGTGGGCGCAGACCCTCCCCCCCCATAGGTCAATTCCACAACAGCATTTGAGCCATCGAGCTTAAATATCTTGTTGTTACCAGCAAACAACACAGTCAAAGTGCCATCAGCCTGAATTAACTCGTGCATTACCTTAACATCATTAGCGCCAAGGTTGCCAGATGAAGAGTTAACACGGGAAAAGCCTTTACGCGCACCAATACGACCATATTGATTTACGACCCTGCGGTGAGCACAACCACTTACCGCCGTGTGTCTGAGAAAACAGGTTATGTTGGCGCTGTGCCATCTGGCAACATTGTTATCTCTGCTTTTGGTCGCTTGTGGGCGGCTGACACAACGACAAACAACGCTACTGTTTACTT